GGGCAGGCTTGCCAGCACCTCTTGAGCGTGCTGCACCGTCGCGGCAAACAGCAATACCCCGCGCCGTTCTTTGGATTGCGCCACAACGTCAGCCACAATGCCAGCCGTTTTGCGCCCGTGCCCATGGTACGCCTGTTCAACTTGCGCCGCGTCAAACTTGCCAGCCGTGTTGGCAACCAGGCCGCTTGTGTCGTATCCGTCAGCACCAACACTGCCGATCACAGGCGGCGTTAAAAAACGCTGTTCAATCAGATCCCTCGCATCAACCCGGTAGACGCATTTCTGAAAATACGGATCGCGCGTGTTTTCGTCATTGTTCACCCGATCATCCGGCCACTGCCTGAAAATGTATCCGCTGCCCAATCGGTAAGGCGTGGCGGTCAGGCCCAAAACGCGCAAGTTTTCGTTTGCCTTTCTCATTTCATCAATGATGCTTTTTAGCGTCGGTGTGATGCCGTGGCACTCGTCAACAATAACCAGAGCGTACCCATCGGCCCCGGCTTTCTTGAAACGGCTGATCCTGTTCTTGACAGTCAGGGGCGAGCCGAACACCACCGGATGCCGCAACTCTTTCGCGCCAGCGCTGGCGCTAAAAGTGCTGCATGGGTTGCCAGTGGCAAGGTATTTCGCCCGGTTCTGCGTCACCAGTTCGGCGGATGGGGCAAGGCACAAAATGCGCTTGCCTGTCATCCCGTGGATGCGATCCGCAATTGCGGCAATCATATGCGATTTGCCCGCGCCCGTGGCAGCATCAATCAATGCAGGATCAACGCTGGCCCGCATCCAACCAATCGCCGCGTCAACAGCCTCTTGCTGGTATGGTCTAAGGCTCATGACGCAACATCTGCAAACAAATCAGCGCCATGCTGAGCAGCGTCCTGCAAATTCAAATTCGCCTGAGCCGCATATTCCGGCTTGAGTTCAAACCCGATGTATTTCCGACGTGCCTTGATGGCCTCATAACCAGTGGAACCAATGCCGTTGAACGGGTCCATAACGACATCCCCAGGACGACTGTAAAGCCGCAGGCACTTGCGGATCACATCAAGCTGCAATGGGCAAACGTGCTTTTCATCGTTTGCAGCTTTAGCACCTCGAAAATTGCGCAAGACGTTGCCCTGTTGAACGCTCATCCAAACAGGGGACGCAATGCGTTGCCATTGCATCACGTCAAACTCTGCATCGCTGACCATTTCAGCCAATAGATCATCATCCGGCACGTTGTCGCACAAGCCTTCCCGGCGAAGATCGTCAAACCATTCCCGCGCTATTTTTACCGCATCACTAGAACCCGGCGCCCCATGCTGGATCGGCCTTTCGTTCGGCGCGTCCTTGCGGAAAAACAGCATATAATCAGGCATCCCGACGCGGTTCATGGCGCTGTCTTTGCGGATCTGCTTGTAAAGCAACCCAAGCGCCTTTGTGCGCTGCATCTCAACAACAGGATCTTTCCAGATCGTCGCGCGCCCATGGTAAACCAATCCTGCCGCCGTGTGGGCCTTGATCAAGTCTCCCGAAAAATCCTGCAAACCAATCGCGCCGTGCTTGCCTTTGCGCATCGGCAAGTCAGTGCAATGCACGCAAGCAATTCGACCGGGACGCAAAACCCGCGTTAGCGCCTCAGCGAAAAAACCATACTGATCCAAAAAGGCATCGCCCTCGCCTGCGTTGCCAAGGTCGCGCTCGCTGTCCGAATAGACAAACAGATCACCAAATGGCGGCGAAAATATAGCACAGTCAACGCTGTTTTCCGGCATGGCATACATGCCTTCAATGCAGTCGCTATTGTGCAGCGCCCATCCGTTTCCTTGATATTCTGGCTGTTTCATGTGTTCATTCCTTCCGATTTGATCCATTCTGGAAACGCCAGATCAAGAGGGCGATCGTATTTAACCCTGTTGACTGTTTCGTTCTGAGCGCGGTTCATGGCTTCGCTCATTCGGCGTTTCATCTCGTCATGTTTTTCAGATTTTCCGTGAATTGCCTGCCAAATCGCCCCTTCCGTGTCTGATATTACTATGTCGTTTCGCACCTGCTGCAACTGCCCAAATCTGTGCGACCGACGAACAGCCTGATAGTGCTGCTCATAGCTAAAGCTGATCGACGCAAAGACCGCATGCGCGCAGTGCTGCCAGTTTACGCCAAAACCCGCCAGCTTGGGCTTGGTCACAATGACACGATAATCGCCATCGGCAAAGCCCAAAAGGCGCTTTTCCTTCTCATCCGCAGAATGATCCCCGCGAACCTCAACCGCGCCGTCAATCATCCGGCCTAACATCGTGCTCTCGTCGTTTGTTTCGCACCAAACCGTCACTGGCTTGTCGTGGTTTGCCAGTTCCGCAGCCTTTTCGCATCGCTGTTTCAGTGTGATGCGCTTTTCAGCATGAAAGCTGGTGGCAGACATTTCAGGAATGCGAAACAACATGCCCTGAGCCTCCATAGTGCGATCCGCCTCAACAACGTGGATCTTGCGGTCAATGCTGGGCAAGACATATCCTGTGTCATCCCCGCCAATGTCGCTTGGCAACGTCGCACATCTGGACCATGAGGCCACCCACGACCAAAAGTCCTCGACGGCGTGACCTTTCAACCGCCAATCCTGAGACGCAGTTGACGTGTCGTTGATAAACCATTTTGACAGCATCTCCTGTTGCCTCATGACGCCCAGAAACTCAGCATGATTGCCCAGTTCTGTATGATCGTTCGGGCTGGGCGTGGCCGTCGCGGCCAGCTTGAACCGCGTATCTCGAAACGCATCCATCAGCATATTGCGAGTGCGTCCCGCAAACGATTTGAGAATGCTGCTTTCATCCAATACAACGCCGCCAAATTTTGATACGTCAAACTTGTGCAGCCGCTCATAGTTCGCAACAAGCACGCCAGAACCAACATCCTCCGGTTCCCGTATCTGGCGCGCGTCAATTCCAAATTTTTCGCCTTCCCTGACCATCTGCGCTGCAACCGCCAAAGGCGTTAAAATCAAAACAGGCTTTCTTGTTTCCTCTGATACCTGCCTTGCCCAATCCAATTCGCACAGCGACTTCCCCAATCCGGTATCAAGGAAAAGAGCAGCGCGTCCTAGATTTAGCGCAAACTCAATGGATGTTTTTTGATGCGCCTTGGCTTTCGGGCTTGTGACTAAATCGGACAATCCGTCGTGGGCAACGATTGGAGCCTTTGAATTGATGAACTTCCGGTATTCTTCAAGGCTCATCCGATCCTCCATGACGTGCTTGGCTTTCCACGGAACGGCTCAAGGTCAGCGTCTGGCGCATATTTTGATAGCGCCTTGGCATAATACACGCTGCCAACTTTTGTGACCTTTGTCACCTTGCGCCCCGCCACAATCGCGCTCTTGCCAACACACATGCCGATGATTTGATCCCGCACCTCGTCGCGGCGTTCCCTGGCGTTTTCGATGGCATCGCTCAACTGGTCATACTCATCCATGAGCCTAGACGCTTCCGGCGTGTCAATCTCAGCGCGCAACGGCTCAAGGTGCTTTTGGGCGTTGTCCTGCTGTCGTTCCTCGCAAAACTCATCCCAGAATTCTTTGAGTTTCGGCAGGTTTTTAGACCTCCATTTGGTGCAGGGATAGACACGCTCAAGGGCAGTCCCGCCCGGCGCCCACTGAAAAAAATCCCAAAAGGCACGCTGCGCAACCCACATGCTGAATTGAACTTGGTCATGGTAGTGGGGCTGTTCATCGAGCGTTTTGAACGTGTCGCCAGGCTGCATCTTGCGCTTGCCAAATGGACACTTAATCTCAAGACCGCCCGTGATGCTGATCAACCCGTCAGGGCTGCACCCCGCCCATTCTTCGCGGGTTAAAAACCCCTCCGCATCAACCGCTTGTCCTGTCTCCATGACATATTCGGCAAGCGCGCCGTCCTCGTGAAACGTGCCGTATTCAGTGGCAACGTTGCCGGTGAATTCACTCTCTGCGCCGTGCCAATCGCGCACCATGCGGCGCATCGCCTGTTCCCGCGTCATGTGCGGGCTATTCCCGAGGATCGCGCCAACCATGCTGGCCGTTACCCGTCCCCGCCGCGCCTCAAACCATTCTTCGCTGCGTTGTTCCATGTTTCTCCATTCCCTTATATCCGGGACGGCAGAGCGCCGC